AGTTTCTCTAGTAATTCTTTAGCATCATTTACGTTAGCAATATAACCCATCTCTTTATTTAAAAGTTCTTCATTACCTCTTTCTTTAGAGGATTGTCGAATGAAATTTTGATACATCATTATAATTTCCATATCATTAGATTCAGATATTGTTACCACATGGTCCATATTCATAACAAACATATCTTCACTTGTTGTTTTTAACCAAGGTTCTACTTTATAACCAACTACACCTTTTTTAATTTTAATTTCGGACACGATGACGGGGTGATGAAGTATCAACATAGTTCGATCTTCTTCTTCAGAAGCAGCAACTCGTGCGAATACCTCCTCTCCTGAATGTAATTTTAGTGTTGCATAAAAATCGTCTTCGATCATGTCTTTAGTTGGATTGTAATTATCTCATAGTTAAAATTTTCTTCATTGTAAATTTTAATTCTTTCTATAAAATGGTTTAGTGTGTAATTTCTTTTTGACCCTTTAGTACAGTCATCAGAAATATCATATAGTATCGCCTTCACTTTGTTTGTTCCTTTTCTAAGAACTCGTCCAATACTTTGCAAGTTGCGTATGCGTGATTTACTTGGAGAAGCAAAGATAACATTATGGAGATTTTTAATATTGATACCAGTTGAGAATGTACCATAGGATGCAACGATAATTGCGTTGTTTTCTGTTTCGGTTATTTCCCTTACTTGTTCTCGCTCTTCTGCATCTACTCCACCATGAACAAAGAATACTTGGCGATCACTTTGCTTACTTCTATTTATTAAATCGTAAAGAACTTGACCGTGTGCTTCTACCCTACTATAAAGAATTAAAGTATTACCTCCCAAATCTAATGTAAGATTTTTGATAAAGTTATTTCTTTTTTCATGTGATATTAAATATTCTATCTCATCATTATAAGTATCAAACTTTCGAGGATCGTGTTTAAGAACTAAACATTGTATATCTAATTGAGAAAGATGTCCCTGTCTCATTAGTTCATCTGTCTTGGTTACTTTATATGATGGACCAAACAACCCTTCTAGTACCCACTTATGAGTTTGAGTTCCATCTAGTGTTCCAGTAAATCCAAATCGATACTTGGCATGTTCTAATTTTGACATTATAGATACTAAAGACTTACTCTTAAAAAGATGTGCCTCATCTCCAATGATCACATCATAGTCTGTAAAGAATGATCTTTCTAATTTATAAACAGATTGCCAAGTGGTAATAGTAACAGGAAACTCATTAGTCTTATCTTTCCCAGAATATATCTTATGACACCATGACTGACTATCCCATCCGTATTCTTCGAAATCCTTATACATCTGCTCTACAAGAGATGTCGTCGGAACAACTAAAAGAATTTTTTTCCCTTTATCTACATAATACCTTACAAGAGCGTAAATCATCAAGGATTTGCCTGAAGCAGTTGGTGATATCAGTAGCTTTCTATTATGTTTTAGTGCATCGTATACTCCCTCAACTTGATATTTTCTGGGGGAGTGATTACAAATAGATGTCATATAATCTTTGACACCTTCATATGATATTGTATCATTCTCCTCATAAGGAGTTCCGTAATATTCGTTATCTACAAACTTATATGTGTAATCATGTCTCTTACAAAAGGATATAACCCTATCTAATAACCCAACATAAATTCTTTTTGATCTTAAATCAAATAAATGTATCTCACCATTCCAATTGCGATTGCGATATTGAGGCATGAATTTTGCACCCTCAACTTCAAAAGTAAAATGATCCCTCAATTCATATTCAATATGAGGTTCAGCATTTACCTTTAAAAATACTTCATTCGCTTTAGATATAACAAGATTGGCTCTTTTGTCAATCACATCGCCCATAGCATCTATGGGTATTTAGATACCCTTGTCAACCCATCCCAGACTGGAATCTCATATACTCAATAGCATTCTTAATCTGAAATGTTCTGTTCTGTATTACCTTAAGAATACTTTCAATATAAACAAGCATCGTATCATAATAATCTAT